ACGATCGCGTCTGCCAGGCCGTCCTTGATCCCTGCCCTAAGCACGCCGATATACTCGACGCTCTCAGCCGTGAATTCTGCCGCGAACATCTGCGGCTGAGGATTGACGCGCACGCCGATCACCGCGCGAGACACCGGCTGACCAGTCGGCCCGGCAACGCCCGGCGGTGGTAGCACTGCGCCGCGCGGGATGCCTAGCGCCTCGCTATCGCCTCCGATGATATCCGATCCGATGGCCAGCCCGAGCGCGGCAAAGAAGACCGCGCTGTGCTCTTCGTCTAGGCTCTCGCCGGCTTCGTCCGCGTACCCCTCGACGACATCATCACCGAAGCGGCGATCGACATCGTTCTGTACATCGTCGATCGCATCCTCGATCGCGCCGTCGCTACCGCTGCGGATCGCGGGAATCACCTTTCGCTTGATCGACTTCATCGCAATTACTCCGAGTAGCCCGAGCTTGGCTTCATATGCTTCAGCTCGGGCCTTGGGAAAAGGTTGCCCAAGTCCCTCCTCAGGATCGCCGCGGTCCATGCGATCGGCGTCCTCGGGTGCGCCTGGCGATCGTGGCGCGGTGCTCGTGTTACGCCCGAGCATGGCAACCTCTCGTAGGCTAACCTGCTTGCGTAGTCCGAATTGCCAAAACGATAGTTTTCCCGTTTCCATCAGCTTAGTCAGCGTGCGCGTTGGAACTCCGAATTTTTGCGCTGCTTCTCGTACTGGGATCAGGTCATTCGGGACGGGCTCGTGCGATGGCTGGCCAACTAGATTGTCGCCCTCTTCGTCTGCCGTCGCTAGCGCGCCCGAGCCGCCAGGCGGTGAGCCTGTGTTGACCTGCACGGGTGGCGGTGGCACGGGTGCATCCGCGTCGCCGATCTCGCCTGATGCCTCTAAGCGCGTGCGGATCTCGCCGACGCTCATTGCGCCGATTGAGTAATAGATCTGATCGGCCTGCGCGGTGGATAGGCGCGTGCGGCCGATCTCCTCGGCGGTCGGCTGCCATAGCTGCGCCCATTCGATCGTCCATTCATACGGGACTCGCTCGCCTCGGTTTGCGCGAATAGCCAGCACAACCTCAAGCACGCGGTTGACGACGGGTGTCAGTATTTGGTTCTGATACGAGTGAACCACATCGTAATATGATCGCATCTCACTATCGACTGTTGCCCCTAGGCCGCTTTTCTGTTCCCCAAGCAGGACGACCCTCGGATAAGGAGTGTTCCGCACGAGCCCATCGACGAACTTCTCGATCAGCTTCTCAAGGCCAGACACGTCGCGCTTGGCTTCGCCGATGTCGTCCTCGCTGTCTAGCGCCAAGATGTGCAAATTGTCCATCGTGAAACGGATCGCCTCGAACATCCGTTCTGTCTGCGACATCGTTTTAGTGTCGCCGCACAGCGCCGTTCGCAGCCCCTTGAATTTCATCACGGGCACGCTGATATTGTGGGCGATCGATCGGCTGTATCCCATCACCTCGCCTAGCTGGCGAAGCTGCGTTGCTACGCGCTGCAGGATGCTCGGGCCCCAGCCGCCGCGGTTGATCCGTTGCGCCGCCGATATCTTCATTCCATCGATCCTGATGACTCGGCTGCGGTGGATCCGCCGCGACTTGCCGCCCTCGGACATGTTGATCACGTAGTGCTTCGGCAGCTGGAAAGCGCGCGAGCCTAGACCGCGATCGTATTCGTCGGGCTGCACGAATGTCGACTCGACAACCTGAATCCCAGCGATCCCGCGAGCGTTCGCAAGGTCGAGCGGCTCTTCAAACTTGCGCCCGTCGTTCACGGCAAGGACAATCAGCGCGCCGCCTACTAATCGAGCCCATCGGCAGCCGTCCGCGACTGCATTGAGCGCGTCGAGATCCTCAAGCTCACTCATCACAGAATTCCAATTGAACGATTCATCCTCGCCCGTGAGCGTGAAGCCCTCCCGCGTGGCATCGTCTGGCAATCGATCGATCAACCGGGCGGCTAGCGCGTCTTGCTCGTACCACAGATGCAATTCCTGAGCTTGTAGGCGCGGCTGTGCCTGGAAAAAGGTCCCCTGGCTCTTGTCCGGTGGGCCACCTAAGCCGGTGACCGCGTTTGCGTAGTCGTCAGGCCTGGCGATCGACACGCCGTTCGCGTCCTGCTTCTTTTGTTTGTTCTTCTTGGCCGTCATCTGATCGGTCCTCCTATAGGTAGGCAAAGATACTGCCCACGGTTTCTTCCTTGGCGAGCATCAAGTCGGTCAGCGCCCAGACAAGGGCGTCGATCCGGTCGGGCGATGGTTGCCCTGGCTGCCATCCGCACATCTGATTCTCTAGCTGTTCGAGCATGCCGACGTGATGGACGCGGCCTTTCTCGTAAAGCGCGGCGACGGGTTCGGCTCGCAGCACTTTGCCGCGGGTCGCCCTCACCGACTTATAACTGACATTGCGATCGATGCCGCGCAGAACAGACTCGACTAGATCGCCGCCGTTGTTCACCTCGGCCACAATGCGATCTGCGCCGTGCGCCTTGTATAGTTGGATTGCGCGCCCGGCCCATTCGTGGGGCTTGCCCTTCATCGTCGCGTCTTCTAGCACGTAGCCATCACCGCTAGAGTCGATGCCAGCCACGACGATCCCCGTCTCATCGCTGCCCGCGTGGGCTGTCACTGCCGGGTCGATTGCCACTACGATGCGCGTCAGCTCGGGCCGGTTGCGCACGCGATGTTCTGCGATCGTGTCGAGCGACCATAAGAAGGCGTCCGAGTCTTCTAGGATCTCGCCGTAAAGCTCCTGCAGGCCTCGGCGCGTGCCTTCGTAGTTTGTTCGCAGGCTATCAAGCACGCCTTGGGGCAAGTGCGGATTGTCGAAGGTACTCGCGCGCGTGATCACGGTGTCGGGCATCTCCTCGATCTTGCGGATGAACGGATCTGGCAGCGGCGTGGTCGTCATGATTGCGCGCGCCCATCCGATGCGCAGCGCGGGCTCGATGGCCTCGAACCACGTCTTCTCAGGCGCGGGCCAGTGGCAGACCTCATCGCCCCAAACGACAGACGCATTTAGGCCGCGGATCGACTCGGGTTTGTCCGCTGAGAAGACTCGACCGCGCACGCCGTTGGGCCACGTTAGCAGCTGATTGCCCGGTTCCCATATCGGCCGGAAGCTTGGCTTCGCAGTCGCAAGGATCCCCGAGCTTCCTTCGATGCAAGTTTGGCGAACGTCGGTGTATGTCCGCGCAATGATAGCGATGTCCCCGGTCTTGATCTTCGATCGATCCTCGGCGAGTTCGTTGATCCACTTCGATCCGCCATATGTTTTGCCGCCGCCGCGACCCGCTCGCATGCTCCATCGTCGCCATTCGCCCTCGGGCATCTGCTGATGCGGCAACGCCCATAGCGGCCAACAGTCGACGATCGCCTGAGCCTCAAGCGGCGAGAGCGTCGCAACCATCGCCTTGATCTTGGCCGGGCTAATCTTGCCTAGCGTCTCGATGATCGTTGGTAGTCCCATTAGTCAATGAACGGCTTTAGCTTCTCGGCCAGTGCTTCGAACGGATCGACGCGGACGGTCTCGCCCGTGTCATCATCGTGCGCGTTGATGTTCTTAGAGTAGAGTTTAGGATATCGGCGACACAGGTACTCAAGCTTCAGCTTGTCATTATCAGACCCGAGAATGTCGCGGATCAATTCGTCGTGCACTATGTTCTCGGCCTTGTCGAGCGCGACCACGAATTTGGCCTGAAGCGACATCTCGGCCTTGCCCTCTTCAGACTCGCGAAGGTCGCGGCGCCCGTAGGAGAGCCACGTCTTCCATGTGCCCTCGCTGATCCCTAGCTGCCCGCGTGCGATGTATCGAAAATTACCCCTGCGCACGATCGCCGCGGCTTGATCGATTATCTCCTGCGTTATCTTGAGCGGTCTAGTGATGACCTTGCGCCCCGGATCCGTCTTTGCTCTCGACGGGTCCGTGGCCTCGGCCGTGGTCTTTGTTTTTCTCTTAGCCATCGGATCAGTAAACCCCGGCAACGCTCACAATTACATTTCTAAATTCAACCCCGCTGCCACCTGACGGAACGGGCTCGATCTCTACTTCGAATGAGCGATTGCCTGCGGCGGGCAAAAGATACTCGACGCGCATGCACACCGATTCCTCGTACCCGTCGCCAGATATCCCGGCCACTGTCGCGCCGGCAATTGAGAGGTAGAATTCCTCCGTCTCGATGTCGCTCGCCGCTGTCGCGTCAATTAGCTTGAGCTTGAAATGATGCAGAGTCGGGTCTGAGTTTCTGAATTGGCCGGTGACAGTGATCAGGACGTTGCCAGCCTTGGCCGGTGCGTTTGGGGCGAACGTCTGCACGTTCGTCAGCGGAGAAAACCCCACGCCCCCCTCGTTGCCGGTCACTGGGGCCGAGTTGCGCGCGACGAATCCCGA